CGTCAAAAGGGTGAAAAGCGTGGGACTCCTTATTGTAGACCAAGTAAGAGAATTAGTTCTAAAACTCCAAAAACCACTAAGGAGATGACAGCAAAAGAAAAAAGAAGTAGAATAAGTCAGAAGAATAGACTAGGGCAACCAGCAGGTAAGCCTAGAAGAGTTAAGGCACTGAGAAGGAAAAAGAAATAATGGCAACTTCAAACTCAAGAGATTTTGACTTAGATGTAGCAGAACTTATCGAAGAAGCCTACGAAAGATGTGGCTTAGAAATGAGAACTGGCTATGATGCTAGAACGGCTAGACGATCTTTGAATCTTATGTTTGCTGATTGGGCAAATAGAGGTCTTAATCTATGGACTGTAACACAAGAAACAAAAGCAGTAACATCTGGCACGGCTACATATACATTAGATAGTGAGTTTGTAGATTTATTAGAAGTTGTTTTAAGAAACAGTAGTAATGTTGATTTTACTCTAACTCAAATGAGCCGTGGTGAGTATTTAAGAATACCAAACAAAGACAATAGTGGACAACCAAGTCAGTATTTTTTTGACAGACAAACCACTCCCACGATTACATTGTGGTCAACACCAGATACTTCTTACACATTGGTGTATTATTATGTAAGGAGAATCCAAGATGCAGATACTTTAACTAATACTACAGACGCACCTTTTAGATTTTTACCATGTATGGCGGCTGGTTTAGCGTATTACATATCAATGAAAAAAGCACCAGATAGAATACAAATACTAAAAGCAGTCTATGAAGAAGAGTTTCAAAGAGCAGCTTCTGAGGACGCTAATAGCACACCACTCAAACTAACGCCGAATATATCATACTTGAGGTATTAATGGCTAGATACGCAAGTGGTAGAAAAGCATGGGGTTATTCAGATCGCTCTGGCTTTCGTTATCGTCTTCGTGAGATGAGAAAAGAATGGAATGGGTTAAAGGTGGGTCCAGATGAGTACGAAGCTAAACATCCACAGTTAGAACCTAATTATCCAGGCCCAGATCCTACAGCCTTATACGAACCAAGACCAAATCAAGATACAGACTTGGTTTCATTTGTGGTGTACACTAACGCTGGAGATGGTATAATAGGGAAGAAGTTAACAAATTTCACGGCAACAACTAGCCTTGGAACAGTAACGGTGAGCACAACATGAGTTTTACATTAACTACATTAACACAATCAATTAAAGATTGGACAGAGAATGATGAGTCTACATTTACAGCAGAGATACCTTTTTTCATAAGCAATGCAGAAGAGAGAATATTTAAATCTGTTGACTTAGATTATTTTAGAAAAAATGTTACTGGTTCTATGACATCTGGTAATAAATTTCTACAAAAGCCATCTGATTATTTAGCGGCACATTCTTTATCTTATGTTAACACTAGCAGTGAAAATGTTTTTTTACTACAAAAAGACGTAAACTTTATTCAAGAATATACTGCCAATCCAGCTACAACTGGAGAGCCGATCTACTATGCACAGTTTGATGTAGACAATTTTATTGTTGCTCCGACACCAAATGCAGATTTAGCAGTGGAGCTACATTATTATTATAGACCAGCATCTCTTAATACAGACGACTCTGGCACAACATGGATAAGCACAAACGCTTCAGACGCTTTACTTTATGCTTGTTTAGTAGAGGCATATACTTTTATGAAAGGTGAAAGTGACCTTATACAGTTGTATAACACGAGATACACAGAAGCCTTAAGTAGACTTAAAACTTACGCAGAAGGTAGAAACTATTCAGACTCTTACAGAGACGGATTAGTTAGAGTTCCTAGGTCTTGACTTTTATAAGATAAAATTTATAGTATCTTATATGAAGAACAAAAGCGTAGCTATCGTTGCACTAGGCAACAGCTTCAACGAATACATACTGGCAAAAATTAGAAGTGAAAAGTTTGACGAAGTTTGGGCAATTAATTCTATGTCCTCAGTTATTTATCACGACAGATGTTTTATGATGGATCCTCCATCTAGATTTCTTGATACTCCAAATGCTGGAAAACAAACAAACTCAATGGCAGACAGATTACAAGCTAAACTTGGAATCCCTATTTATTCTTGTACTCTAGACGAAAGATGTCCAGATGTTATAGAGTATCCTCTTCAACAAGTCATACAAAAAACTGGTTATGCTTATTTAAATAACACTGTGGCATATGCTTTTGCTTATGCTGTATCACAAGAAGTGTCAGATATGCACTTGTATGGAATTGATTTTACTCACAAAGCTGTTAATTTTGCAGAAGCAGGCAGAGCTTGTTGTGAGTTCTGGTTGGCGATTGCAGCAACAAAAGGAATAAAATTACACATTGCACATAGTTCTTCTTTACTTGATATGAATGTGCCAGATGATCAGAAGTTATATGGCTATCATAGATTAGATGATCCTTTAATATCAACCACAACTCAAGGTGAGATGTTAATAACAAGAAAGTCTAAATTAGAACCTCCAGAGCCATTAGATGCAAAACCTAATATAATTGGTAGAGAGGACATACCTGGAGTCACATATGATGATATGGAAAAAAAGTAAAGAAGTAGTTCTCGATTGTTTTACTGTTGAAGACAGTGTTGCACAACACTTTCCAATAAGAGAAACAACCTTTTTTAAATCAAAAGCAATAAAAGATATTCCTAAACAAAACATTGAGTCAAAACTAACTCGGCTAGAACATCCTCAATATTGTAATGGGTTTCAAGATTTGATGAAATATGGTTTTATAATGCCTTGGTGGACTGAAACATACATAGAAGGTGATCTTGTTAATGGTGAATTTAAACTTAAATTTGATTCTCATATAAAAAGTCATCAAACACATTTATTCCAATATGGTTTAAATTCAGAAGATTATGCACGATATCAAGAAAAAACTGACTCTGTAGTTGTAAGAATGACAAGTCCTTGGAAGATAAAAGCTAATGACAAAATGTTATTTCTTCAAACCAATACTTGGGTATACAATATGAAAAATACTTTTATGCCTTTAAATGGTTTATTAGACTTTTGGTGGAATCATAATGCAAATGTAGTTGTTGCAATAACTAAACAAAATAATCTTCGATATCATTTTAATCCTGGAGAACCATTGTTACAATTTATACCTACAGAAAAAATAAATTTAAAAATTAAAATTCATGTTATAGATGATATGGAACATTTTAAACTAGATGCACCTTTTACTTTTTTCCAAAACAGACTTAACAAATTAAGAAAGTGGAGTTTAAAAAGATGAAGTTTGAAAACTTTATATTATCAATACCAAATTTTATGCCTAATGATGCTTGTGACGATATCGTTAAAGCATTTAAGATAACAGACTTAGATCCAATAAAAGGTTGGAAAGAGAACAATAATCAAACAGATAGAAAAGACATTTCTTTATCAGGAAGAGAAGTTTTAAGAGATTTAAAAGCCACCGATGAAAACGGACAACCTTTGAACGCGGTATCTTTATTTAGAGAAACTTTAAATATTGGCTTATCACATTACTTAGATAAAGTTGATATGTTGAAAGAAAAAATAGAAAACCAAATAGGTTATTTTAATACAGATGCTTACAAATGGCAAAAAACTCTCGTGGGTGGAGGATATCATAAATGGCATTATGAAAATACTCTTGAAAAAAGAAGAGAACTTGTATGGACTTTATATTTAAATGACGTAGAAGAAGGAGGAGAAACTGAGTTTTTATATCAACACACGAGAATAAAACCAGAAAAAGGATTGTTTACTATTTTTCCTGCAAACTGGACGCACACACATAGAGGCAATCCTCCTATATCTAATGAAAAATATATAGGAACTGGATGGTATACATTTCATTACGATGAATTGAGTATGTTCAATAGAGGAATAGAATATAACACATTAACATTAGGACAATAGAAGGAATTAATTATGTTTAAAGTAGGAGTATCACAAGTAGGAAGCGTTAATGTTCATACCTCTGAGAAAGGTGGTTTGAATAATGAACAGATAGCTGATTTAGCGGTAGACAAAATAGCTAGTGTATCAGAAGATGCACCACCACATATTAAACAACAAGCCAAAATGTTCAGAGAACAGTTAAAGGGAGTTATCTACCATTATCTTCTCTTGGCAAGAAAAGAGGAACGTGCTAGTATTATTCAAGCCTTACGATCAAGCGGTCAAAAGGAAACGGCTGAATATATAAGGAGACTCTAATATGGCTATAGCACAAGCAATGTGTACTTCCTTCAAGAAAGAGTTACTAGAAGGTGTACACAATTTTAAAAACTCAGGTGGAGATACTTTTAAGTTAGCTCTATACGCAGAAGGTGGTGGTGGTAAATCATCAACAACTGCAACACTAGGAGCAACCACAACTGCATTTACTACAACTGGTGAAGTTGCAAACAGTGGTTCATACAGTTCTGGTGGTGGCACTTTAACAAGAGTAGATCCAACTACATCTGGAACAACAGCGTTTACAGACTTTGCTGATTTAAGTTTCACAACTGCAACAATCACAGCGATGGGAGCTTTAATTTATAATAGTTCTGATAGTAACAAAGCTGTTTGTGTATTAGATTTTACATCTAATAAAGCATCTACATCTGGAACATTTACAATACAATTCCCAACTGCTGACGCTTCTAACGCTATTATCCGTATAGCATAAGGAGTCCTCAATGGCGAACATCGCTTGGGGTGAACAAGGTTGGGGTCAAAACAAGTGGGGTGGTCAACTAGACGTTAGCTTTAGCGTTACTGGTTTTGAAGCCACCACATCACTTGGCAACGAAGAAATTTTTATTGCCAATGTTGCAGAACCCACTGGAGTATCTGCTACTGCAACTTTAGATTTTGATCCTACAACAGATTTAGTTATACCAGTTACTTTTTCTGTCACTGGAGTATCTGCTACTACTGGATTTTTATCTGGTTGGGGTAGTTCTGCTTGGGATGCTGGAGTATGGGGTGGTGGTGTTTTTGCCGATGTAGGTCAAGTCCTTCCAATGACTGGTGTTGAAGCCACTGGTCAATCTAATAACCCAACCGTTACTGGTACAACATCCTTTGCCGTTACTGGTGTACAAGGTTCTGGTGAACTTGGGGACGAAGGCACTGTGCCACAAAACTTAGTTGCAGTAACACAATCTGCAATGACTGGATCTGTTGGTAACACGGTAGAAACTGGAACTGGAACTTTTAGTCTAACTGGTAATTCTGCTGAAGCTCTAATTGCAGGAACATCATCTTCTACAATAACTTTTACTGTGACTGTTGTTAGTGGTAATCCTTCAAACCATCCTTATTACAATCAAGGATCAACAAATAAATACGCTATTGGTGGATCGACTGCTACCAGTGATGTTACTTTAACCATGTATGAAGGTAACACTTATAGATTTGATCAAAGTGATAGTAGTAACGATGGTCATCCAATTAATTTTTATGAGGATGCAGATAAAAGCACTGCTTATAGCAGTGGTGTTACTTTTAATATAGATGGTTCTACTGTTACACGAGATCAGTATGTAGACAGTAGCACTTTTAACGCAGGCACAACAAGATATGTAGAAATAACTGTCCCAGCTGGAGCACCAACATTGTATTATCAATGTTATAACCACGCTCTGATGGGATATTTTGCAACTACTCCTTTTTCTGTATTAGTAGTGACGACTACTGGAGCACCAACTACTGGTGTTGTAGGAACAACTGCTCTAGGAGATGAAACAGTTATAGGAACTGCTGACATTGCAGTCACTCTATCTGGTCTTAGTATTAGTGTAGGAACACTTGCATTAACAGGCACTTCTGTGTTATCTTTAACTGGAGTTAGTGCAACTGGTCGAACTGGCGAAGAACAAGTTTATAGTATTATAAAACCAGACCAACTAGCGAATTGGATTGAAAGGGTAGCGTAATGGCAACATATGTTAACAATTTAAGATTAAAAGAAATAGCGACTGGTGATGAATCAGGAACATGGGGTACTTCAACCAATACAAATCTTGAATTAATTGGTGAAGCACTAGGTTTTGGTACAGAAGCCATAACCACAAATGCTGATACACATACTACAACTGTAGCAGATGGATCGGCAGATGAGGGCAGAGCCATGTATATTAAATATACTGGTACATTAGATTCTGCATGTACAATAACCATAGGTCCAAACACTTTAAAAAGAGTCCACATGATTGAGAACGCTACAAGTGGATCACAAAATATAATTATATCACAAGGTTCTGGTGCAAATGTAACCATAGGACCTGGCGATACAAAGGTTGTTTACCTTGATGGTGCAGGTTCTGGTGCGGCTGTTGTAGATGCTTTTGTGGATTTAGATTTATCTGGTGGTTCTGTAAATGTGAGCACAGTCAAAACTAATTCTGGTGATATGACAT